CGTCGTTTGGAATAAGTGGAAACATAATGTTATATTCTAAATATCTATCGGTATGGTTTGCAAAGGTAAATCCTGGATTATATGTCATAAATGTAACATCTTCTGGTATTATAGGGTCTATAAAATTAAAACGGTTAGTAATTTTTTTTATTTCAGGATATTCAGTCATGTGTTTACCCTCCCATAACGGAGTATATATTCCATTTAATCCACCTTCTCCTCGTCTTTGAAACTTTCGTCCCGAAGAATATACTCGATTTGGATTAGCATCTTTAATTACATTTTTATATTGATTCCAAGGAAGTTCGCATTTTTTAGGAATACGATTAAACAAGTCTATAAGTTCTTGGTTGTTGTAACTTATTTCATCAATAATACAATGGTGATTAAACTCCTGCATTTACCATTTGCCACCTACATCCATGTTTACCTCAATTACTTGATCGTCGTTTGCTTTGTTTTCTTTTACAAATTTTTCTAAGTCGCCGTGCAATCTAGCCATGGTAATTCCAAGAGTAAATGCAAGATTCTTTGCTTGTGCGATTGGAAGACGAACTTCTTTTGCGTTAGAAGCTTCTGCTGATTTTACCATTTGGATAAAATTTTGAATAGCAGTAGTGTTTAATGGATCAGAGACTGTTGACACGTGATAACTCCGTTCTCATTTCAATTTCAGTTTTAAAAGGTCCTCTAAAGTCATAGCGTTCAATTGTAATAAGTTTAGGACAAAAACTTTTAACCCAGCCTTTATCAAAGCGAATTATAAAATATCCAGCACAGTATAAACTTTTAGATTTATTTGATTTGCTAAACATTGGTAATTTACGTTTGACATCAAAGATAGGATTGTATGGTACACAACTAGTTGGCATATTATGCACTAATTTTTCATTGTTACCAGAAGTTTCAGTAATGTCTAGCTTAGACCAAAGAATTTTACTACCAAACCTATTTGATACTTGATCTGCATTATTAAAGATTACACACTTACCGTTTGTATCGTTAAGCATAAACTTTTCATCGCTAAAGGATAATGTGCCAACGTTAACTCCTTCATCTTCAACGATCCAAAATTTTCCATTTAAAACTTCTTTTGCTTTTATTGTCATAGTGGGTACCTCGCGTTAAGTGGTTCAGCAAAATGGACAGCTTGATCAGCAACTCGTTGCATATCCCACTTTGCACAAAATTTCATAAGACGCATGCCTACTTGTGTAATGTCTTTGGGCTTTGCATGTTCTTCAATAACATCATTAATAATACTTCTAATATCACCTGGTTGTGCAGTTAAGTCACATAGTACTACATTACGTTGATAGTCATCTAGTACACGATGTTCTACACCTTCATGATCTACCCAACGTTGTAGCATCATGTTATTCCAGTTGTACCCTTTAGTATCTTTGTCTTCGTATGCTTCAATAAGACCAACTTTATTCTTAGTGCCTTTCTTACGTACACCAGGATAAGCACTAAACACATTATCACTTGTGTCGCCTCGCATACACTTTTCAAACAACATAAAGTCAGGTTGCGGTGCAGGCTTTGCTTCTTTAGTTTTCTTATCAATAATAGGCTCACGTTTCTTATCATCAAAGTAGCCTTCGTGAGTAATAATAGTATTACTAACGCCGTTGTACTGTGTACAGTTAGGACCAATAAGTTGTGCAAAGTCGCCATCTGTACTAACAATAACACAATGATCGTTAGGGTGTGCTTGTACCCAACCTGCAATAAGATCATCTGCTTCTAGTTGCTTGTGTTGCATAACAGTGCAGTTAGTCTTAGTTGTAACAAAGTCTTTAAACTCGTCAAAGATCTCCCAAAACACTTTATCTTCTTCACTTTCAGTTACAGTAAGTTTATCACGTGCTACTTGCCTGTTACGTTTGTAAGGCTCATAATAATCCTTACGCCAACTACGCCCTTCTAAGCAGAACACAACATGATCAGCCTTAAAGTCATTCCATGCTTTTTTAACACTATTAAGTGTTATATGTAACGCCATACCAACTTTAGTATCAAGATCACCTCGTATTACGTGCCTTGCTCTAAAAAAAGTATTTGCTGTATCAACTAATATGTATGTACTCATAAGTATGCCTTTTCTATTATTATACTATTATTATAACATAAAACTTAACTGTTGTCAACTAACTTCCGACTTACCTTTGCCCATAGGAACAACTTTAATATGCCCCATGCCTCTATCAGTTGGCTCTCCTTCTTCTTCAAGCATCTGTATAACAATAGTTCTAAACCATGCGTCAACAATTTGTTCGTTAGTTTCACCGCTATATCCTGCATCAAGAAGTTGTTCAATAAACTCGTTATTCCAATCGAGCTCAAAGAATCCGTTCTTAATGTCTTTAGGATTAATTTGTGTGTCAATTACTGATACCCAAGGTTTATTAGCTTTAGTAGCAGCTACCTTTTCAAGTTCTAAAGTTTTTCTTCGAACTTCTTCATGTGTTTCTTTTTTAGGGGTAGTAGGCTTCTTACCTACTGTTTTATTAAACCAATCTTTTACTTTATTCATTAATATCCTGCCTTTCGTATTTTGTCAGTAGGGTCAATAGGTGCTTTCATTGCTTTATCTAGTTTTTCATTTGTTTCTTGCTTAATTGCATGTAATGCATCAAGTTCCCCAGGCATTTCCGAATAAGCTGATGTGTAGTCTAGGGGTGAATCGCCATCCTTTTTCCATGCAAACCTCTGCAACTTCTTTAACGTTGAGGACATACTCTTCCGAGCGTCCTCCAAGCGGCATACAATATACCGGACACTCAACGCCGACGTTACGGTATGCTTGCACAGCTCTACCAGCTTCTTCAATATCTGCACGATCAGCAACAACAAATTTAAGATAAATGTCACTGCCAGCAACAGTGGAATAATTAAGAGCCACGTCAGGCTTAATAGCGTCCTCCCAAGATTCTCCGCTAACGCTAAGTTTAGGGCTACAACTCCATGTGACTGTAATTCTGTCACTATTGTTGAGATAGTTGTAGAGGTCATCGTGTAATACTTGTGTAGTGTTTGTTTCAAATGTAACATTTTTTAAATCTCTCATACGTGGATGTTCGAACAGCTCTACGTAAAGACGTTGCCACGCTAACAACGGCTCACCACCTGTCATAATAAGATGGATATCTTGACCATTATTCATAGTCCATTTACCTTCTGGGGTAAGCGATAGTAGATGTTCTACTACTTGATCAATCTCTGCAAGTTTGTTAAAGTCTTTAAATTCAGGATAGATACTTGCATACGTATCGCATCCTGTATGAATGATAGGCAAATCGTTAAACTTTTCAGTCTTTGCAATAATCCCATCATCAAGTAAGTCTTTTACTTCTTGATTATACTTTATACCGTTTGCATGTTTCTCTGCACGACTAGGTTCATTTTTACCAAGACCAAAGTTCATGCAACGAAAGTTACAACCAAAGGTACGCAAGAACACACTAGGTACTCCTACAAACTTACCTTCGCCTTGGACACTATAAAACGCTTCTGAATATCTTAGTTTCATCGTGCAAACTCCTGTTGTAGTTTAATGTTGTCAAAGAACTCTTTCTTTGTACCAGCATCGTCTTTAAAACTACCTTTAAGTACAGTTGTTTGTGTAAGACTACTAGTTGCCATAATGCCTCTGTTCTCACAACAACCGTGTGTTGCTTGAATGTATACGCCTAGATGTTCTGCGTCAGTTGCTAGTTGTATTTCACGTGCAATATCATTTGCAAGTTCTTCTTGTAGTGTTCCACGTCTAGCACACCACTGTGCAATACGTGTGTACTTACTAAGACCAATTAGTTTGTCTGCGGCAATAATACCAATGTATGCTACACCTGCTACTGGCTGGTGATGATGTGAACACATACTTTTTAGTTCTGAACGTACTACTAGCATGCCATCATAACGTTCATCGCTATCATTAGGAAATGCTGTTGCACTTGGAGCAGGATCATAACGTCCTGTCATAATTTCAGTAAAGTACATTTTAGCAAGACGCCGTGCTGTACCCTCTGAGTTAGGATCATTAATACGATCAATTAGTAGTGCATCTAGTACACCTTCAAATGCTGTAGTTGCGTTATTAATAAGTTCTTCTTTATCGCCCGCTTGTAATACTTCGCTGATGTTATCACCAGCCCAATAGCGTATGCCTGCGTCTTCTAATTTAGTCTTAATCTGTAGTGCTTTATTCATTAATTTCTCCGATGTTTAGGCAGTGGATTGCCGTTAGTAAAATACAATGCACAATAGTTATATTATACATTGTATTTAGGTTTTTGTCAACCATTAAAATATTTGTTTAACATTTCTAGTCGATCGTCTGCTGTAGCTAATTTATCAAGTTCTTTTTGAACAGCTTCTACAATATCACTGTGTTCGCCGATGCCGGCAGGGTTATGCATATATACTTCTATATTTGCCTTGTGGAGTTCTATTTCTCCTTCTGCGTGTTTCCTTGCAGCTCCTAGTAGTGTTGATCTCATTATAAACCTCCTAAAAATCAAACCTTGCTTGGTGTGCAACATTCTTATCATACTCAAATTCGATATTATTTCGATAGTTGCCTTTTGATGGAATTACGTGTCGTACTCCACCTCGGGGATCCACCATGTCCCCTTTCCGTCTTGGAATTAAATGTACATGTGGATACATAACAGTTTGACCTGCTTCAACACCTACATTCTGCCCAATATTAAACGCATCACAATATCCACGTTCAACCCAATCATAACCCCATTTATATGCTGCCTCAAAACATTTAGTAAGGTCACTCCAGTGTTCTTTTTTTGGTACAAAAAGAACATGTCCTTCTGTTACTGGAAAACCGTCTTTGTATACCGTAAAGTGTTTTGTGTCTACTAAAATTTCTTTCCACGGTAATAAATCTTTATCTTGCATTTTTAATTTCCTGAGATAATTTTGCAATTTGTCGTTGTTTTCTAAATATACTTTCTTTAGTACTTTGCATATCTAAAAACTTAGTATTAACTTCTTGTAATTGTTTTAACTGAATTATTTCGTCACGAACACTTTTTTCTAAAGCTGCTATGTAATTCTTCATATCTTTTAAAGACATATTAATAAATTCCTACATTTTCCCAGGGATATACTAACCATACATCTTCTTCTGCTTTATTAATTTCATGACAAGTATACCTAATTGGAACCTCAGAATTACTTGCTAAGTTATCTGTTAGTGTAGCAAAGCGAACATTATTATCCCAAACTGTTTTCCATGATTCTTCACTTGGTAAACAACTAGCCTGCCAGTCTTCCTTGATCCAATTGAAAGTAGCACCAGTATCGTTGATATCATCTACAACTAAGATTTTTTTACGTTTATCAATATCCCAACGTGATTTATATGTATTTCTATCTATTTCGCTTAAATATCCAAATGCATCTTCTGCCATCCAGAAGTTACTTTCGTTTTCTTCACCTGCAATATTGTCTCGTAACTTAACTTTAAGTGCTTCGCAACGAATACTTAGCATGTTACTAATAATAGTAGCAGGCACATTGCCGCCACGTGTAATACCTACAATATAATCAGGACGCCAGTTATCGGTGTACATTTGATTAACAATGCTTACACACATTTTTTCTATATCTTTCCAGCTATAATAATTTTTCTTAATCATCCACTTCACCTTTTGATTGTTGTTCTTTTATTTTAGGATGTACGTTTCTGTCATTGTATATGTCTCCGGCTAATGCCTGGATCTGTTCTATTAGATGATCAACAGTAGATCTGTTATATTGAACAGATCCATATTTCTCTTTGTACAACCTATCTGACATCTCTTTTATTGTATCAATTTTTTTACAAAGTTCGCTTATTTTATGAAGCATAGTATCTCCTTAATTTACTATATCCGGTGTTACAACATCAATAGTATTTACAATAGTTTTCCCAGCATATATTACTGAACTAGCAGCTACATCGACTATTGCTACACTAGTTGAACAAGCACTAACTGATAGCATTAATAACATAACAACTAACATATTAAGTTTATTCATCTTTGGCACCTCGACCTAAATATACTTCGTTATGAATCCATTTTCCGTTTTTAAGAAAACC